CAGCCTCTTCCGGTGCGAGCCAGCGGTACTTGTCCGCCCACTCGATAATGCTCATGCGAGGCGGCGGCGCCCATTTGCGGCAAGCGCCGCGCAGCGCTTTAGTCGCCGTCTTCCTCAAAGCCCTCCGTATCGTCCGGTTCGTCAGAATATCCATCTGACGCGGCATCATCCTTGTCATAGTCAGAAAGCCTCCTCAGGATGGCTTCAATGGGGTCGCGAATCAGTTGCTCGTCGACTTCCACGTCGTAGCGCGCCGAGAGTTCGGCGGCCAGCACATCGGGGAAAGAGTTGAGCAACTCCACTTTTGCAGCGGTGATCATTGCTTCGAAGCGTTCGATCAGATCGGATGCAATGACCACCTCGCCAAGATCCTTGGCCATCGCGAGTTCTTCGCGGTCAGCGCGGATCCGGTCTAGTCGGTCGCGGGAAGATTCTTTTTTGCCGTTGAGTGCGGCCTGATGCATCAGCCACTGGATCACGGCTTCGGTGTCGTATTGGTTTTCGTTGCCCCGACCGAGGCCGAACTCGGTCACAGGCATGCCGTCGTTCTGCCATCGAGTCAGGGTGCGTTCATCGCGACCGACGATCTCGCTCAAGTCGGCCTTGCTGACTGTCTTTCCCATGTCTAACCCTTTGAAAAGACGGACATCCCTGTGAAATTCTCAGCTGCAGAGATCCCGCGAGTTCCGTAACCCGTGTAGGGGGCGGTCCTCGGGGAGGACCCGGAAAAACCGGCGCCCCACCCTCGCCCCTGACTCTCAGGTTCGGTCGGTCGATGCCGACTCGGAAAGGCCAAGCCGCTTGGCAGCCCAGCGTTCGTACAACCCGATGGCCACATCCGCGCCGGCCATTGCAGTGAGGCATCCCAAGGCGCCCGCCGTCCAGATCGTCATGCCGGCCGCGATCATCAGCATCATTGCCGTCACCCCGCAGACAATGCAGGCACCCGACCGAAGCGCGAGCCTGCGCAACAACGCCCAGCCCCGCGCCCCGTCCTTGTCCGCCCGCCACATCTCCCCCGATACGCCGCCGACCAGAGCCAGGACGATCACTAACCAGATCGGCATTTCTGCCAGTGCTTGTTGCTCGCTTGTCATCGCCTACCCCATGAACGCAAAAACCCGGCGCAATGGCCGGGTTTGGTGGTTGATGCTTGCCGCTCTCTGCGGTCGCACCTATCGAAGATGACTACTTTTTACAGGTCGATTCCGGTGGCAGCAACCCTGTTTTAATGCCACCCGGTGAATAAGTGGGTAACACAGGGTGAACGCCTAGCGAATGTCGGCGAATACACCACCACGGCAATCTATTGTTGCGGCGGTGTCCCATACGTCCCACTTTTCAGAATCGAAGTGGGACGCCTGAGAGCGCCTGAATTCGGGGCTTCGCCCCACTGTCCTACTTATCTTTCTTCTTTCTCGTGTAAAGGAAGAATTTTAAAGAACACGCGTTCGCGCGTAAGCGCGTAGTGCTCGCCCGCTACGCTCACACGGGCGGGAGGCACTACTAGGCGGGACGGTGGGACAACCCAACAACGACAAGGCCCGCACCTGTCCCACTGCATCAAAACGCAGCGAGACAAGACGGGCCAGTGGGACAACAACAGCCGGACGAATAACTGGGGTCACGCAGCCAGCCCCATCATCACGCTGAAGATCTGCAGATGCGCATCATGCAAACGCTGGTAGTACGTGTCGCGGCCACAACCGCAGTGTGCATACCGCAAACGCATATCCACATCGAGCGTGCAGTAATGTTCACGCACCACCGCCACCAGCTCCGGCGCGAGATGCTTGTTCACGATCAGCTCAATATCTAACGAGCTTTCCATCGGCGCACGAAAGGCGCGCCGCCCCCTGATCAGTTGCCCGTTGCTCTCCATCATCATGGCAACCATATTTCCCCCAGCCAGCCCTCCTTTCGAATGTTCTGAATGCAGCTCCTGCGCCCACAACCGAAGCAGCGAATCGATCTCCTTAATCAAAGCAAGGCTCCTCGAACTCCACTCGCTGCAACGCCGAGGCACCGCCCCACCCTGTCGGCTTCTTGTAAGCCCAGGGCCGCTGGCCGCTCTTAGCCAACGCCGGCAACCGAACACGCCGCCAGCCCAACCGATGCATGATCGCGCCGACGCGCATCTGCTCCGGTTTGCCCCAATGCCCGAAGTCCAACTTCAACGCACTGGTGAGCACGTCGCTACCGGTGGTGGTCTCGCCGATCTGCGACTCCTCGAGCCAGGTCAGAATCGGACCTTCCCATTCATCCACAACAAAGCGCTCGTCCTGCTCTTCGCCGAACATCGCAGCCTCATCCAGCGTCACCCACCAAAGATCGCCCGCGTCGTAACAGAACACCGCCTCAGCCCACAGCTGATCGCGCATCGAACGCAACAGCTCCAGATCCACCTTGGTACACGCGACCGGCCAATAACGCCGGTTGCCGGTGGCATCCTTCAGGTACTCGTCTTGGTTGGTTGTACCCACGAAAACACACTGGCGTGGCACGTCCATCGTTCTGCGGCCATAGCTCTCGCGGTAAGTGTCGGTGGACGCCGAGAAGAACTGCTTGGCCTTCGTACTCTCAGCCTTGTTGAAGCTGTCCAACTCACCCAGCTCAACGATCCACTTGCCCCGGATCGCCTGAAAGCCGTCCTTGTCGCCCAGCGCAAACGGCGTGTCCATGAACCACTCGCCGCCAAGAATGCTCATTGCGGTCGACTTACCAGCGCCCTGCGCACCTTCGAGAATCATCACCGAGTCAGCCTTGCAGCCGGGCTTCATTACCCGCGCTACAGCCGATAGCATCCAGCGCTTGCCAACCTTTGCCGAATAATCTGTCGCCTTCACGCCCATGACATCGGTAAGCCAACTTTCAAGCCGAGGCACCTGATCCCACTGCAGCTTGCGCAGGTACTGCCGCACTGGATGAAACGCATGGTCATGCGCAACCACGCTCACCGCCTCGATAACATGCGAGGCCTTGACCCGTAAGTTGTACTGCTGCGCGAGCCACTTCATCACCCGCACATCGTCAATGTCCGCCCAATCGCCCGTGCCGCCGCCATAAGGCGCCGCACGCAGCTTGACGATCTTTGAACTAAACGCGCTGTAACTGATGACCCCGGCCCAACGCTCATCATTGGCCAGGATCAACTCGACATTCTGCATGTGCGCAATCAGCGCGCCGCTTTCGCTGCGTGCCAGCAGATCCTTCCAACCACCAGCGGCCGGGGGTTTGACCACCGCCAACACCTGACGGCGCACCGCTTCCAAACCTTCCGCGACATGCAGGTCATTGAAGTCGGTCCACTTGGCTTCCCGCTCGCCGGAAAAGATCGGCGCGACCACCTGGCCGCCGACAATCAGCGCCGCGTTGTTCGCTTTCTCTTCACCGGGGTTCCACGCATCGCCATTCGGCTTGGTGGTTTTCCAGTCATCGTCCCGGCAGATGATCAGCGGGCAACCGGCGAAACGCTCGCGCATGGCCTTGCAAACCACCAGTAAGTTGCCCGCGTCAAACGCAACGGCCACGGTCAGAGACGTGGCCATATGCAGACTTGCGCCGGTGGCGTAACCCTCACACACCAGCACCGGCTCCCCGGGATCCGGGTGCGGACCGATCAAGTGAAAGGCGCCCTCCTTCGACATGCCGTAAGGCCAATAGGATTTGTCCCGGCCGGTGTCCTCTTGCTTGGTCGGGAACACAACCTGCAGGCCGACAATCTCGTCCCGCACATTGCTCATCGGTATCAGAAACGCGCCGGAGCGCGGCGCATACCGAACCCCGAAGCCAACAATCTGCTTTCGGTCCAGGTAGTTGCTACGGCCCTTCTCTGGCATGCGTTTGAACATACCCGCTGCACGCTTCGCCGCACGACGTGCCGCGTTGGCCGAGATCTCAGCCGCGCGGCGTTTGGCCTCCTCCTGTCGAGCGCGCATAACTTCGCGTTCTTCAGGCGACATCCGTCCTGCCTTGACCTTGATCTTCTGAGACTCGCCAGAACGCCAGTCACCGAACGCACCGAAGATCAGCGTCTCGCCTTTCTCCGTGTGCTGTTCATGGACGACATACCAGCCGTTCTTTTCCCTGCCTTTGTCCTGCGAAGTCTTACACCGGGTCAGCTTGCCAAACACCAGCGGATGCGCAGGCTCGAGGCCGTAGTCCGCGAATTGCCCCAACACTTCATCGAGCATGGATGGCCTCCATGATCTCCTCGACCTCCTGGCAGCTCACGCATTGCGTGCAGCCAGGAACAGCTAAACGCCGCCCCTCGGGAATTGGGCTGTCGCAGTTTTCACAGAATAAAAACGAATGTGCCGCCAATGCAGGTTTAGCGGCGTTGCGCGCAGCGAGCGCCTGATCGATACGCTCTTGCACCAGGTCATTTGCAAAGTCAGCAATGTCAGCCACGATCAACACCCCGCGTCGTCTGGTTGACATACGTGGCGCGGTTGAACAAACCCAACAGCCCCTGAATCCCACGAAACACCTGCAGGCGAATCGCGGCCAGTTCCTCATCGGAAACAACCCCATCACCAATACTTTTGGCCCACGTATCAGCCAGATCCGCGACCTGTCGGAAGTACTCGGCAATTCCGGTGGTCAACGTCTCAGGCATGTCATTGGTGTACGCCTCAGCCAGCTCCTGCCAAGTCGTGTCACCGACCAACGCATGCACCGCATCCAGAATGCGGCGATCCTTGGTCAGCTCCAGAATCTCGCCGAACTCTTGAATGTTCACCGTGTGGCTGGGATGGGTTGGAGACAGCTTGTGCTGCAGCGTGGTCGCATTCCGGCCGGTGGTGGCGGCGATAGCAGCGGCGCCGCCGGGGTAGTCCCGGGCGGCATGGTAAAGCGCGAGATCGAGCGGCAAAACTTCCCGCTGCGCCCGGTCTAGAGAGCTC